TCAACCATGGGATATTTTTTGTGATACTCGGAAGCAATGTTAGCAACAACAGACTCGTACTCAGTTATATAATCCATCTTATTCCTTGCTAGGAATGCCTTCCCATTGTCCGCGTTGTACCAATAGTCCGATTATTGCATAGTTGGCTAGGTCAATTAGGGTATCTTCAACAGTTTCATAGTTGGGCGTGTCGCCCTTATCTACCAGATGGTTTAGTCTGGCTAGTTTGTCATGCATACGAACACGCAGCCCATTCATTGCCCCACCAGGGGCATGGGCTATGTTTAACGGACCATAGTCAGCATGCTTTTTAAAAAGAATAGTTAGTAATTCATCTGTTATTTGTTCTGCGTCTGTATTATTTTTCATCTAATATATCCTTAACTCCATTATCAAATTCGTGCATCGCACTGGCTACAATTACTTCATCAATGATTTCTTTGCCATCACCTTGTGCTGCTGCAAGGATTACCCCTGCTAGCATGGTTAACATATCTGCTGCTATCTCTGGGTCATCTTGAATCTTCTCATAGATATCTCTCATTGCATTGAGAACATCTAATCCTGTATCATCTGATATAGGCAGCCCTAGAATCTTAGGGTTTTCTTTAATGTAATCCCATATCTTACTGGATACATTTTCTGATTCGCTCATTGATAAACTCCGCTCCTTGTTCTAACACAATGCTATTTACATCGTGACCTTCTGGCATCTGAATAATATTTACATTACCCAACTCTCTACTTACTTTCTTTCCGAACTCTAGTCCTGGTGCATCACCATCTGCAAGAATAATAACTGTTTCAAAATCATCTAGTATCTTTGCATAGTATGGTTTCCAATTGTTAGCGCCAGGGATACCCACTGCTGGGTGTCCTGTCTTAGCAACTACAGTCATACAATCTATTTCACCTTCGGTGACACAGATATAATCATTGGCTGTTAATACTGCCTGTGCATTGTACATACTAGTCTTAGCACCTGGCATACCCATGTACTTAGGGTCTTCACCCTGCATACTACGGAATCTAATATCAACTATTCCTGATGGTGTTACATATGGAATTGCAAGTCTTCCTTGATATTGTTCATGACCTGGAAGAGCGTCCTTGACTACTCCGATATGAAACTGCTGCACTTCTGCGACCGATAAGCCTCGAGTCGCTAGATACTGCGCTGCTATGTGTATGTTTTTTGTGTACTCTTGTGTTGCCTGTAGGAGAAATTGCCTCTGCGAATTGGACAGCCTCACGATAGTTACCTCCTTCCTTATACATAATTAAATCGTATACATCTCCACCAACTCCACAACCATGACATTTAAATCTTTGTTCTTCAAAGTTAATACCTGCTGATGCATGTCCGTCATCGTGGAATGGGCACTTTATCTTACGCCAGCCGTGCCCAACTGATGGCACGCTGGCTCCTAGATACTCTAGGTAAGCAGCAATACTGTGCTTATCCATAGTAGTATCCCCTGTATCTCTTGTTGTAATAACAGGAGAATCTGTAGTTCAATCCACATTCATTATCTCCTTTATTAGTTTGAGCCATACTGATGCTGGCATGGTGCAGTACCATTCATCTACATTTGATTTGCCTTTGCGTTTGTGTAGAACGGTACCTGTCCAAGCCGAATCATTCTTCATTTCTACTTCTAGTTCTTTAACCCAAGCGCTGAGGTCTAACCGTACATGGTCTTTAACCTCAATAGTAACGCCATTAACACCGCTGATATCGCCTTTGTCTAACTGTGCTCCTGCTATTCTGCGGTCTGCATACTGATAGCCGTTGGCTTTAAGCCACTTAACTACATCTGCTTCTGCTTTACTACCTTTACGCTTGGCTGGATTACTCACATAATGCCTTCCTGTTGGTACTGATATCTTACAGCAACATCTTCTAAATACATTGACTCAGGGTCAAAGGATAGACTGACATAGTTGTTTCCTGTTTGGTCTGCCTTGCCATATCTATTCTTTACTGGAGCCACACATAAGTACGACTCTTCCCCTTGTTTCATCTGTCCAATAGTAAGTACCATTGCAGGAATCTGATTGACTAATCCTTGGATAGCCGAACGTGGCTGACATGGATAACCCTCAAACCCTTCTTTAGTATGGTGTAATACTAGTAACGCTGCGTTAGTATCTCTTGCAAGATACTTAAGTTCTTTCATTGCAGCACGCATACCACCAAACTCATCGTGCCCATCCATTGCAATATCCATTAGGTTATCTACAACGATTAGTGTTGGGCTTCTACCCCATACAGTTTCAAAGGCTGAGACTTCATCATCTAAGTCTTTAAGTGTAGGTGTAGATTCAAATGACCAGAACAAATGATTGTTGTGCAATAACAATTCATTTGCTTTCTCTGGCTCACGCTTAAGCAATAGTTCTGCAGATGTCTGGCTAATCTTGCCAGTCATTGCAATCAAACGCATTGCCATAGTGTGTGCATTTGTATCTGCGCTGAAGTAAAGCGTTGGCTGTTTAACTCTGGCTGCGATTGCTAGTGCAATCGAAGACTTGCCTGCACCTGGAGTGCCTGCAACCACAGTTACCTCTGCTCTACGCAGGATAATTCCTGCCCTCTCAAAAGCCTGGAAGGCAGGTGGCAATGGTTCGCCACCTACCTCCGACTTTGTTACTGAACGTTTAAGAGTTTTCACTTAACTTGTTCTGGTACGAATGTGTTCCACTCGGTAGACTGCATGTTGACATATTGATTCTTGCACTTGTCAAATGCACCCTTTGGTGCTGGACAGAAGTATCCCTTATATGGTTTACCATCCTTGCCCATACCTTGAATTGCAGTCATACGTCCATGCGGACAATTGCGTCCACCTGTTAATGGCTGTGCTACTGGTGCTTCAGTAATTACTGAACCACCTATCGCTGCTGCTACTGCTTCTGCTGACATGACTGGTGTTGGACCAATCTTGCGGACATGTGATTCAAGTTCCTGCGTTGCAGAAATAATTGCATCTAATCCGTTAGCAATTGTATGGTCTAGTTCTGAACCATCTGCTGCACGTACTGTTACTAAACTACCTGCTGGTGTTTTGATTGTGATACTGATTGGTGCTTCTGTGTGTGACATATTCTCCTCATTCGAATGGAGTGGTAAGACCTTTTTGGTCTCGCCATTTTCTTACTTTCATTGCAAACTCTACACCCTTCCAACCTTCTTTGATATCTACAAAGACTAACTTGCAGTTACCTGTTCCTGCTGGCAGATGTATGATGATTGATGGTCTATTCGACCTGTCTTCAAATCTGCAATGAACCGTTCTCCTTTGTACTCAACAACTCTATCTGGAGTTCCTGCAATCTTAAACTTATCTAAGACTGCAAACTGTTCGATAAACAAATTGCTGAGAACGCTAGTCGCTTGTGCATATGCTTGAATGTCTGGCATCCATTGTTCTGGTACTGGTCCTAACTCATGACCTAAATCTAATTTCTCTGTGAATGCATGGATAGCAGTACCAATGTTGGCTGCTTTGCTAGCGCCTGCAACTTCCATTGCTTCTTCTATATATCCATTGACTGCCATCTTGTCATCTGCTGCTGCACTAATTGCTAATAATAAATCTGGGCGTGATGTTAAACCAACCGCAGCCATCCGCATTTCTACTGCTGGCATTACATCTCCGTCTCCTATTAGTGAAACAGGCTGAGAAAGGAGACAAGAAAATCTCAGCCTGTTTCAACCTCAACAGTATAGCAAACCCCTCAATGCTTGCAACTGTATATGTCCCGTGTTCGCAAGTGGCGGGACAACCCACTTAGGTGACTGTATAAAAAGAACAAAGAAAGATTTATACAGTTGCGTTTCCCCGACCAAGAGGAATTATTCTGCTGTCACATCCGTAACTTCAACATCATCAACCCAGATTTCTCCATCAATTGATTGGAGTTCTACATTGATATCATCACGAACGAAGTCTTCTACTTCTTCTTTGTTAGCAGCCTCAATACCACTAACATTTACATAGATACGTACAGTTGCAGACCAAGTACGCTTGAGTTCATCTGCTCCAATATCACGAAGCATGTCATTGATTTCTTCAACAGATGTAGTAATCTCCTGGTCTCCAGGTGAGTACTGACTGTTAAAGAATTCATATACTTTATTACGGATATCAATAAGTTTTCTTGTTGATTCCTGGCTTTGCGTTTGTGCATGTGTACGGTCTTGAATAAAACGTAGTACTTCTGTTTCTGTATAAGTAACTACATCATTTGATTCTGGATTTGTTACTGAGATTGTATTCACTGTTGTTCGTCTCCTTCTGAATATAGCCATGGTTCTAGATGGTGTCCTTTCACTATGGCGTGGGCTGGCGCAGAACTCTGCCCACGCCACTCAACACCATGTGGTAGTTCAATTAGTTTATCATACTCTTTTTCATCACATGCATAGATAGCATCAATACATGGTTGCACCATGCTTGGTGGTACTGGTGGGTAGTGATTAGAAGTTAGATGTATAGCAATAGATTGATGTATATCTATTACTGATTGCGATAGGTCATAGGCTGTGTTGTATCCCACTACACACCCAACAATTCTAAAGCACGCAACTTAATACCATCATTGCGTCCTGCAATGGTAGCAATAGATGCATCACGGGCTGTATGGTGGTCAGCGTATTCAATTA